GTATTTAACCCTACGCCTGTCTCACAGTCTAATTGCAGGCTGTGGTGGGCCGTGCGCTTCAAGTTGTTCTGACCCGTGGGCAGCGCCCGCCAGGTGCGCAGCCACTTTTGAATCTGTCCATTGTCGGCGTACACGTCAAGATCAAAGGCGTAGATGTTGCCGTTTTCAAAATCGCCAACGACAACCTCGTTGTTGAACGCCATCTGGCAGTTGCTGCGGTGCCGGGTAAACGCGCCGTCAACAAAGCCGGCACGCTCATGCCAGGCTTGGGTGGCAGCGTCATACACCCAAGTGGTGTTGGCCGTGGGGAAAATCAGCACGTAAAAGCTGTGGCCATCCTGTTGATAAGTGTACGCAATGGCGTCCGACATATCGCTGTACTGCTGGATTTGCCATTCAACCGCATGGGTCGAGATGCGCTGGCCTTGGTAACCGTTAGCCCGGTAGACAATACCTTGCCCCCGGCGATCCCGGCCCAGCCAAAACAGGCCGTTGTCCATCTTGGCGATGGAGTAAGGGGCCGCGCAGCCAAGCTCATTGAACGCGCCTTGGATGCGTTGCAGGGGGAAGTCTGTGGCGCCTGAGTCGTACCAGACCTCAATGGAATTGGTGCCAAAGGCCCAGACTTCGCGGAAGTTGGATACCACGGCCAGCAAGCCATCGGGCGACCCTTCGGTGCTGGCAAACTCAAGCGGGTCAATGGACGTGCCGTCCAAAAGGGTCGTGACCCACATCTTTTGGCTATTGGGTTCGTTGAACACGAAATAGCCGTCCAAATAGCAGACCGTCACCGCGCCGGGAAAGTCGGGGTCAGTGATCTGGCCAAAAGCGTTTGTGGTGTTGTTGTAGATGTAGCTGGGGCCGTTGGCTGCGATGAACAGTTGCGTGCCGTTGTCGGCCATGCTGACCGGCCCAGAACCCGCTACGGTGCCAATCAGCGTGGGCACGTAGGCGTTGTTGATCTTGTAAAGCTCGGTGCCTGACACCACAAAGCCCACGCCATCGTTGGGTGAAAACGCCCACAAGCCCCGAACCGGGCCAGTGCCCACTGTTGACAAAAGCGTCAACCCTGGGCAACGCTGCAAGAATGCCGGCTCTTTACCGCCTTCGGGGATGACTTCTGGAAACAGATTGACCATGCGAGCATCCGCAGCGTTGACGCTGCGGGTCACGTAGGTCGAGCCAAGGATAGGCGTTTTCATCAATAATTGCCGGCGTAGATGTTAAAGCGCTGGCGAGTCGCAATCAACGAGTACGGCATAGACATGATGTCATCAGGATTGTTGATGCGCTTCAAGTTGCGCTTGGACGTCATGGCGATGCGCTGCACTTGGGGGCTGGGCTCAACGCCAAACTCAGGCGCAAACTCCATGGCCAGGTTGTACACAAAAGCCCGTAGATACCCAGGCGGGAACAAAATGTCGGTTGCCAAATTGGCAGGCTGACTTAGCTCTTGCACGCTGACAAAGTGGAACTCAAGCAGACGTGTGGGGCGTGGGTAGATGTTGATCGTGACATCTGGGTAGGTCATGTTGACGAACATGACTTGGGGAAAGGTTGAGGTTACGGTCTTGACCGCGATGCCGTTGTACTGCTGCTGATTGATCAGCTTAATGCCATACGACACCCCAGTGCCGGGGTCTTTAAAATAGGTGGCGTCGTCTACCAAAACAGGTCGCACGGCGGTGCCGTTTAGGCGCACTAGAGAACCGGTGGGGCCAAGGGTTTCTTCAATAGAGCCGACCGGCCAATTGACAATCTGGTCGATGGTACAGAAGACAGACAGACGCTCGGTGTTCCAAGAGTCAATCATCTGGTTGAGCGCCATTAAAGCGTCTTGAGACACCGATGCAGAAGGGGTTTCACCTTCGGCCAGCACACCCAGCAGCCGCAGCGCCCGGTTGATCTGATCGGCAGCGGTGTAGGTCGCCATATTTACGCTCCTTGTTCGACCGCCTCAACAGCCGGGCGGCCACGTCTACGTTTTACTTCCTGTGGAGCCGCCTCTTCAACAACAATCGGCGTGTCAAGAGTATAGCGTGTCCAGCCATTTCTTTCATCGTTCTCGGCTTCAAGTTCCATCGATGCAATCTTTGCGCCGTGGACAGGGTGAGACATGTAAATGATGGGCATAAAAAGAAGGGGGTGATTAGCCCCCTGGTTGGTTTAGGCAGTTATGCCAATGTTTTTCAACGCCACACGAAGCGCGTTAATTGCAGTCGCCAGTTCAGTACCGGTGGCGGTATTGGTGACGGCTGTGATGGCAGCAGCTTGGGCAACAGGCGTAGTGCCATAAAAGCCAGCAGTGCCGCCGGCAGTGCCAATGATTGCACCGTCAAGTTGCGGGTCTTCGTACGCAACACCAACAGGTTTAGTGTTTGTAGGCATGATTGTTCCTTAAAAACAGGGGCCGAAGCCCCCATTAGGTTTACTTCAAAAACGCCGAATAGGCTGCGTCACCAGTACGCACGAAACGGTACGTGTGCGCACCAAAACGTGGGACAGTCACAGAGCCAAAGATCGTAATACCAGTGCCTGTGGTAACAGGAACGGTAGACGATGAGCCGGTGTTGTTGTTGTTGCAAATGGTCAATTCAAAAGCTGAACCAACTTTTGCGCTAGGAATAGCTGCATCAAGCAACGCTGCGGTGGGCAACGTAACTGTCAATGTAGCGTCCGAGGCTTTTGCACAAACAACCAAACCAACCGCCACTTGAGCGGCGGTCAAAGTGGTGTCGCCGGTCAAAGTTGCGGGGATGGTTTGTACGGTGAGTTGAGCTTCAGTCAGATTGCCGTCACCAACTTGGTAACCGCCTGCGCCGTTAGGTAATGCCATGATAATTTCCTTTAAAAAAGTTACGAAATGAAGCCCCCGAAGGGGCATTCAAGATCAACCCCAAATGCGGCAGGCCATCTGAGGACGAATGGTGGAGAAGCCATACAACACGTCGATACGGCAAGGCATACGGTCGTTGTTGATGTCGTACTGGCGAACCACACGCAAGCTGATGCCATTGTGGACGGCGCGCGCAGCCATGTCGACGCCTTGGGGCAGCAACAAGTCAGCGGTGGCGAACGTGATGGCGTCCTTGTGGTAGACCAAGTTCTGGGGGTACTGAGTTGAAGCAGCGCCCACAAACACCACAGCTTTGTTGTTACCAGGCAAGGTCAGCATGGTAGCCAGAGCGTGGCTGGCCGAGTACATCGGCGCAACGGTCACAGTGGCGGTTGTGGTGCTGGTCGAGGAGGCCAAAGCCACAAACTGGAACAGCGAGCCGGTGGACTCACGGGTCTGTGGGTTCACGGCGTAGCAGTCAGCAATGGTAAACACGTCACCAACGGCGATGGTTTCACCAGAGCCAACAGTCAGCGTCAGCGTCGCAGAGCCTTCAGCGGTCACGGCGGCAGCAGTGACGGTGCCGGTAGCGGCGCGGGTGCCAGTGGAGTGCTGCTTGATCGACTGAGACATGTTGATCTCGTCAAAGCCCAACACACCCATGCCCATCATGCCATTCTTGAACTGGCGGCTGATGGTATCGGTGGGGTTGAACAGACCCTTCATGCCTTCAACCAAACCAGCGTTAGCGGCGGGGTTGACGGTGGCATAACGGGGGCTCATCACAGCGGCGTTCTCGTTCAGCTTCTGCTGGGCTTGCAACAGCACCAAAGAGGTCGAAGGAGTGGTGCCAGGCGTGCCCACGGTGTTACCGATGCTCTTGTAAGCATTGGCAACGTCGGCATCGATGGAGCTGGCCAACTGGCTGATACGAGGCTTCAACACACGCTCTGCGAAGTCATCCAATTGCATGGTCAATTCAGCAGATGTGAAGTTGACACCAATGTGCTTTTGGCTGGCCACGGTCAAGGTGGTGAACTGTTCGTTGTCGTCTTGAACTTGCAAGGCGGCACCGTCGGTCACCAAAGCGCGATCAGGCAGGCGAATACGCAGGGTCGAACCAATCTTGGCACCTTCAACAGCAAAGCTGTCGTCGTACTGACGGTTCACGTTACGGGTCAACACAAGGTTGTTTTCGAGAATCTCAAGCGCTTTGCGCGTGATCATGTCGATGGTTAAGATACTGTTAGCCATGGAAAAAGTCCTTTAAAAATTTAGCGGTTTGCCTGCATCTTTTTCAACTGTCGGGCTCGTTCGGCATCAATCCACTCTGAAGCACTCATGGTCTTGGTAGACCGTGGGTCAGTCGTGTCATAAGCCGGCGCTCCAGAGGAGCGAGCCGTCACGGGCGAAATCGGTGCTGGCGCGGATGTCGTTTTCTTCACTGGTGGATCGCTGGCCAACTTGGCCTCAATCCTTCCAATTTCCTTGGCCTGCAAGATAGGTGCAAGACGGGAGATTCGATCTGCTTCCTTGGGGTTTGCACCGAGGTAGTAAGCTACTTCAGGGCCAACGTCCGAGGCTTGAATCGACTGAGCCATCACGGTCGTGATTGGAAGTTTCGGGTTGTACGCGACCTGTTCAAAGTCATCGTATTTGTTCCGAGCTTCTTCTTCCTTTTCGTGATAAGTCTCAAGAATTTCAGATTGCTGCCGGGCATGTTCACGCTGGGCAAGCAGCTCTTCAGCCTTTTTGTAGGCCAATGCGTCTGCATAGGCTTCAGGACTGTCAAACTGATCAACCGGCGGGATGTCTGCTGGCGCTCTCAATGCCTGCGTTTCCGCTTGCCTTTGAGTCTGCTCTCTTTCCCACTTACGCTGTTCTCTCGCAAGCCGCTTACCGATGGCTGCATCCAGTTCTTCTTGGGTAAAAACCCTTGAAGGTTCTTTCTGCTCATCAGCGACTACCGGCGCATTTTCTACAGTCTCAGGAGTGGCCGTCACTTCCGTTGCTGGCGCGGAGTCAACTTCCGCTAGGTTTTGGACTTCTTCAGTCATGTCAATGAATCCTAAGATTCCCCGGTGAACCTCACCGGTAAGGTTTGTCAGCATTATGCTGGAATTTGGGCCGCTTGGTAAGCGGCAATTACATCAGCCGTATGCACCGCAGCGCAAATGGCTTGAACCTTGGCATCTTCTGCACTGTAATTATCCCCTGGGGCAACTACATGGCGGTGAAACGTGCTGCTAATTTGATTGCCATCTTCCATGACGGCGGTCTTGGTGCGGACTTGCACACATCCGTTCTCAACAATTTCAATCAAATCGACAGAGATAATTTTTTCCAACATGATATTTCCTTTTTAGCAGTCGGTTGCGCCAGCAAATTCTGGCAGGGTTTTTAAATGTGCGTAGGCTTGGGCAATTGGGTTGTCACCTGCAATGTTGTAAGCACAACCAAAAGACGCATCAGCAAAGTGCGGAAGTTCAGAATTGTTTTTGTAAGACCTGACCTGAAAAGTCATTGCGTCTTTGCTGACCTGTGCGCCTTCAACGCGGTGATATGCGTTAGATGCCGAAAATCCGTGAGGTGTGGTCGTTGTTTTTTCAAGTGCCATGATTTTTCCTTTAAGCCAAGTTTGCCATTGGTTTCCAAGTGCCAGGGGTTCCCGCAACGGTGCAGACCCAGCCAGCGGGTTGCCCCGTGGCTGGCGCAGAGTTCATCACAACGTCTGTCACCCGCCAAGTGCCAGTTGTGGGCACTGCTGATTGTTTTCTAGGTAGATACACACCGCTCTCTGCGTTGTTTTCAAGTATTAATAAGCCGCCAGTGTAATTTGCGGCAATATCTACAAAAAGGGCTTTGGCAAAATAGTTATACCCAATGTAGACAGGTGCTTCAAGTACACTTCCAACAAAAATGCTGTTACCTGGAACCGAAGATATGCACCGATTGTTTTCAACAAAACATTGACCAGGGCTATTTAATTGAATGTCGTTGGTAGTCATTCCAACGATATGATTTCCTGTGAGCCTGTTGTGATATTGATTTGTGTTTGCGGCGGCATTGATACGAATGCCCGCAGGTACTGTCCCAGTTGCTATGCAGACATTCCCTTCAATATTTATTTGTGACTGTATAGGTGACGCAAGACCCAATCCGTAGATGCAAGCGTCCCCTGCGCCAGCGCTGTCAACTTGAATGTAATTATTTTTTATATTAAATATGTTGCTTACCGAACCATATCTAATGCCATTAACAGTTGATTCCAAATCATTGTCAAGAATGTTTACAAAAATGGCGGAGCCGATAAAAATATCGCTATTAAATCCGTATATCAAATTACCAATTACATGGATGCCTTCGCAGCCAGTGCCGTCCATAAACACGCCATATTCATCGGCTGAACCGCTAAACGAATCGCCGCCTTCAAAAATTATTGTGTTGTTGCATACATTGTGATTTAACGCATATACTCCAAAGTTAAATGGATTGTTTATTTTGGATATTTGCAAGTCTCTAAAACTGCATTGCCAAGTGTTGTTAATTATAAAACCTTGGTTGAAATCCCTAATGCGTAATCTGCTGAAATTTAAACCATCTCTTGAGTCAACGCCGACAGTCCCACCTGGGGGCAATATAGACTCTACCGCAGCCCAATTTGCTGTTGAGCCAACTGCACCTTGAAGTCCAAAATCTTGGTAGAACATGCACCCGTTGTCGTATGACGCAGATGTAAAATTTAAGCCATTGCAAGACCTTGGGTATAAAGTAGATACAGAACCGCCTTCACCAAATATGGACACACCAAAGGGAATTGTTAAAGCTGAATCAATGCGATATTTTCCTGTTGGGATAAATATTGCACCGCCGCCCGCCGCATTAACCGCAGTGATAGCAGCTTGGATGGCAGTTGCGTTATTTGTTCCTGCGCCTGTTGAGGTGTTGTAGTCTGCTACTGCGCCGTAATCCAAGATATTGGCGACAGCGCCAGTAATCATTGAATATGAAACTTTAGTAAGTGCCATTTTTAACCTTTAAACAAAATATGTTCCGCTAATAAAAATATTTCCTGCGGCATCATAGGCCAAACCTACATTTGCACCACCTACTGATGGAATTTCAACAAATCGAATTATTGTCACACTTGGATTTATTTGTGCTACAACTGTGGTTAATGCAGTTTTTGTAACGTTTTCAAGTTGCCCAATTGTCATAGCTTGATACCTACTAGCCACAGATGTGTAGGGCAGTCCTGCAATTGCTAACGACCCAGTTCCAGTGCCAGTATTCCAATCAATATACAAAGTTATCGCAACAATATTGCCAATTTTTGTATATGAACCAGTTTGTGATGTGTAAGAAGCTGTTCCCGCAGTAGTTGTTCCTTCAATTGTTGCTGTCCAAGTACCTTCTTCGTAGTCAGCAAGCAATTCGCTGGTCATGCCAGCAGGATGTGATGTGGCAGAAAAGTCAATGCCTTTGCCCGATGTGCCAATAACAAGGTTACCTGTAGTCAGTGTTGCGTCAGCCATGCTGACTGATCGGCCAGCAGTCAAGTTAGCAACAGATACTTGTTTGGTCGTGCTGCTTTGAACAATAGGCAGAACTTCGGTGCCTGCAAGCGGAACAGTGGACGCGGGTAATGCGGAAATTTTGGTGTCGGCCATGATGGTTCCTTAATTAAACATGACTTCAATGGTTGAAGTGATGGGCGGCGCTTGTGAAAATGTCAGCGTTGTGCCCGACACGGTATATGTGTTTTTCTGCTGGTACACGCCATTGATATACACAAACGTGAAGTTTTCGCCAAGGGATGCAGAACTTAAAGTAAATACGGTTTGTGACCCAGTGCCGGTAAAGTTTTGAACTTGAAATTCTGCTGCACCAACGCCAGAAATATTGTCGTATGTAGCAATAAGTACATCTGTTGACGTGTATAACGCAAATTTGTACGGGCCTACGCTTAACCATATTTCACCGCCTGGCACGCGCCCTGCGGAATCTAAAATAATTGGGTTGGTATGCGCCGTGTTGCCACTAGAAGATGTATAGCTTGCTTTTGGTGTGGTTGTTCCCGCTGCGTAAGTGTATAGCTTGCCACCAGACAGGATTACGCCGCTGTTGGTAAAGAACTGGGCCGCAGCGCCGCCCACAGGGGAAAGAAAGACGGCCATTTAGGTCACTCCAAAAGAATCAAACCACCGTCCTCTTGGACGAGATTGTCATTGTTTTCGCACAACAAATTGCCGATAATGATCTCGGCATGCTTTCCAGAAACCAACGTGGCAATACCGCCAAGACCAATGGCTACTGCGTTGCGAAGAGCGACACCAAAGCTCATTGCTTGTTAATCGGTTTGCAGTAGATCGCGCCGTCATCTGCAATGCGAATGGCACTTACGCGGAAGGGTGCGCCGGTGCCCATGGGCAAGTAGAACGGGATTGGGGTATACGCAGGGATCGGCGTGCTGCCAGTGGTGGCCACGGCGCCAGGGCCAATCTCTACATAGCAAGGGGTCGTAGACCAGACCATCACGCCTTCAGGGCCAGAACCCCAATCGGCAGTATTGCCCGCAGAACCGCTGTAAGACGCGGTGCGGCCAGGAAAACCAGTTTGTGATAGGGGGTTAAGAAGTTCCATCATATTTCCTTATGCCAAAAAGCGGAGTTTGTACAGAGTGCGAAGATAAATCTCAATGATGTTGTCAATGAGCTGCTGCAAAGATGAGTCGGATTTGTCAGCCACTTCATACCGGCAGTCTTCAATTTCTTTCAGCGAGTCTTCCAAAAACTCAATGATGTTAGCCGTCTTCTTTGCCGAATGCAAAGTAATTGGCCCCATCAAACCATGCCGGCCTTGATAGGCTTCAGCAAAATCATCAGCCGCACCAATAATTCGGTCGTAGAAAATGTTAAGCGCCACATGCTTGGAGTAGCTGCGGGTGTTCAGATGCACTGAATGCGCTACGTCCCGCGCCAAAAACAATAGACCTAGAAAATCGCACGCTTTCATTGTGGCATCCCTTGTTGTTCGGGCATCATCTCATTCTGATCTCGGCCAGGCATTTCGCTGACCAAGTCTCCTGATGTGATCATGCCATGCACCGTACCCAAGACTATATCTTGAATTTGCTCTGGTGACATGCTTGCCTGCACTTGGGCCAAGCGCTTGGTTTCAGCCTCGTATGCCTTGACTTGAGCCTCAAAATCTTTGCGCTCTTGCTCTTGCACTTCGATGGATTTGCCCACGTTTCTGATCATCTGGTGCATCTGCTCCATCTCTTGGCCCATAGCCTGCATCTGCTGCTGTGCAGCTTGCAGTGCCGGGTTGTCCTCACCGTCTGACAAGAATTTGGGGTCAATGGTCTTAGCAAAACGCTTAGACATCTCTTGGGCGCCAGGCCAATCCATGTTCTTGACAAACAGGTCACCGGCCACAGCCCACAGTTGAGGATTGCCTTGCAACAGTTGTGCCATTGCCTCCAATGCCTCTTGACGTTTGGTCGCGTAGCCTGGGCCAGTGATCGCTACCACGTCGTACTTGCCGACGCCTGGGTTGTAGATTTTTTCGATCACAATCCCGCGCTCATCCATGATCTTGTTGACCGGCTGCTGTTGCTCCGGATTGATCTTGATCATCTTGGTCTCGCCATCTTCACCAATGATGCGAGCGATGCGCTGGGTGTCGTAAATCTTGGGGATCAAGTCCACCAACTGACGGGCCACATGCCGCACGCCACGGGCTAGGTTATCCCCGTAATGGTAAGTACCTACGTCGCCTTCGCGCTGGCGAGCCAGAATGGCTTTGCCCGAACGCTCATTGGAACCCATACCCAAAGATGCGTTGTACTGGCCTGTGGTGCTCTTGATGTCTTCAGACGCCCCTGCCTTGGCTTGCAGAAGGCCGCTGGAGGCCATTGGTGGCTGGGCCCGCTGGGGTAGTGGCAACATGCCGCCTTGGCCGTCTGTAACGTCTGGATTGACCTCCAAATACGGCCAATTCTGCGTGTTGGCGGTCTTCCATTGGTTTTCATAGCCTTCAAACTGGCCACCGTAGCCAATGAATGGGGCTTTGGGCGCCAAGGCCAGCATTTCGGCCTCTTGGCTGACCCAGTAGTTGTACATGCGCTGGGCGTCTTTGGCGTTGCGCACCAAGCCCGACACGTACAAACGACCATCCACCTCAAATTCGTTGCCCACGATGCGAATGACAGGGATGTATTTGCCCGCCCACTCGCGCTCTTCAAGGATTTCGTACCCGTTGATCTTGCAGTACTTGACTTTTTGGCGGTCAGATTGGCGTGACTTTTTGGGCTTGCCGTAGATCGCCCGCAGTTGCTTATCCTCGGGCGTACCTTCAAATGCCGTGGCGTTGCCGGGGTACAGATTCAGCGTTTCGGGGTCAAAGTCAATGTAGTAATAGTCAGCAATGCGGACTGTGTCTTCGTTAAGCCAATTGCTGATTGACTGATCGCCTACACCCAGCGATTGCAAGGTGGTGATGGGCGACGCATCTGGATACATTCGCTCAAACTCGGCCTTGGTCACATCTTCAGTGACAAAGCAATACTTGGCGTCCGCGCCGGTCGGGTCTTGGATCGTTGGATCCATGTAGACCGAAAAGGAGTTACGAACCCGGCCAATCTTGATGTCTTGGTCAAACGTGTTGTCGTCGCAATACTCGGTCAGCAGGCGAAGGTAACCTTCGCCGTAAGAAACTTGGTTTTCGCAGGCAGTGTCGTAGGCCACATCAGCGTCGCTCATGTACTCAATGTGCCGAATCATGCCGTTAAAAATGTCGGCCACTTCCACGTCGGCGTTGTCGTCCACCGGGATGACCTTGGCGCCTGGCCGGTTCTGGCGCTGGTCGTTGGTGACTTGGCGCACATGCTGGGGCAACTTGTTGATCGTCAGACACGGGCGAGCGTTGATGGTTTGACCTTGCACCGCACCGCGAGTGGCCAATACGTCGGCGGGCCACTGCCAGTGGTTGTCGGGCGAGCCGGCGTAAAAGCGCAGGTCGTCGATCTCATCTTCGCGGCTCTCGGCAAGCGCAGACACCGCCATGTCCAGCCGGGCACGGGCTGTGGCCAAGATGTCAGACGCGCTCTTCTTTGGTTTACCGCCTTCGGCCACTGCGCCAGCAGCCGCAATGCCTGTGAAGTCTGCCATTATTTGATCTTGTTAAGGACTTTGTCCACCGTTGCCTTGACATTGTTGCCCGATGGAATCGTGGCATTGCAGTTGGCAGTGGGTGAACGAGTTTCTTTGTTGCGGTCAGGCATACCGCCGCCAGACATTTTGGGTTCGCGGCTGTTCAATTTAGCGATGGGCGCAAGAGTTTTCATTTCTTTCCTTTCGGGGCTGCACGTTTGACTGCATACGCAATGGCCACGGCCTGCTTGACGGGCTTGCCCGCCTTGATTTCAGCCTTAACGTTCTTGCGGAATGCTTCGGGAGACTTTGATTTAACAAGCGGCATGTTACTTCTTCTTTGCCGTCTTGGCCGAATCTTTAAAATCTTTGGCAGTGGGTGCGCCGGGCGAGCCAGGTTTTCTCATCTTCTCTTTACTGCCAGCGGCGATACGTGCCTGTTTTGCGTGAATGTTGGCATAAAGCCCAGGTTTGGTGGCCATATCAACACTTCCATCGTTTGAGTGACGCTTTGGCGCGTTCAGCATCGCCTTTGGCATGCTTAACTACGCCTTCCATGCGGGCGCAGAAACTGGCTTTGCGGCCAGCATCTGCTTTGGTCTTAGGGTTGGGTGCTGGCGCCTTGAGGTTGGAGCCTGTGGCGGCGTTGTACTTAGCGCGGCCCTTCTCAGTCAGCCCCGCGCCCTTGGACACCGGCAACTTCTCGCCGCGACCAACACTCAAGGAAACCTTCTTCATGCGCCCATCCATCCTGTAGACACTGCGCTACCGTAGCTTCTGGCGGTGCGCTTGGGTTCGGCATATTCACGATGTGCCACTGGAAAGGCAAACGTGACGCATATAGCGTCAGCAGCGTCGGGCGAGGCAAGACCGCGAGCTTTCATTTCTTTTTTGCTTTCCAAGAAGATTGTTCCCCGTGAGTCAGGCTTCATCATAGGCGAAATCAAGTCCGTCTTCAAGAACCTGTCGCTAGGGATACTAGCAGATTTCAGCCATTCTCGCATATCTCCCCACATCTGCGCGCGCATATTACCGTACATGATCGGGTTTTTGGCTTTATTTCCAAAGTTTATGCCCTTAACCTTGTACCGCTGCTCTTT